CAGCATTGTAAATAAATTACAGGCACTGTAAAACAACCCCATTAGTGTTCCCCCCAGGTCTTGTATATTATCTTATACATCTGATATTTACAATTAGCAATTTACTTAAGTAAATTGTAATTGTAAATAATGTACATTGTACATCTTACGCACGTGCGTGCGAGACCGGGGAGTGTTAGGCGTTTAATTGTTGTATCTTCTGGGAGAACGAGTGAGGAAATGGAGCAAACCTGTACCACTCGTTTTTACTTTACTCCCCGGTTTTTAGATTATAACACAGCCGGAGGATGAAGAAGGCTGGCTCTATGTGGTCAAACACGAAGGAGGAGAATCCAACCATAAGGGAACCTCCGGCTAGATTGAGTTTACAGTTGCCATTTATTATTGTCTAGGTTATTATTTCTAATTATGAGCTCTATTATTGGGACTAAGAATCTACGTTTACAGGAAAAAAAAGATTTATTTTTAAAGATTTATCCCGGAGCGGGTACTATAAGTGCCGCTGCCAGGACTATAAAGGTAAATCCTTCTACTGCAAGAGACTGGGTTAGGCTTGATCCCGAGTTTGCCAAGAGATTTGAAGAGGCAAGGCAGGGGTTTGTAGAGAATCTGGAGGATATAGCTCTTGGATTAGTCAAAGAGATGGCAGATAACAGGGATTATAAAGCTAATCCCACACTGCTTATATTCCTTCTTAACGGTAATGCACCTGAGAAATATAAGGGTACGACAGACAGTTCGTCTGAAGCACGTGACGTTTTGGTAGAACTTAGAAAGATGTCTAAACCTACTGTTATAAATATAGAAAAACCCATTATAGCCACGGCTAGTAACGAAGGTGCAGAGAAAACAGCCAATAAATGGGAAGAGGAAAAGAAAGCTCTAAAAGAAAAGTTCGGGAGCTTGAAAGATGACAACCCAGACTCAGGTTAACGTACCTGAATATATATATAAACTGGTTGGATTTGAGCCCACAGAGGCACAAAAACCTATTTTAGAAAGTAAAAAAAGGTTTATTCTTGTAGCAGGCGGTGAGCAGGCGGGTAAATCCATGATTGCAAGTAAGTATCTGCTGTCCAGATTTTCTGAAACAGAAGGTGCAGGCTTGTACTGGCTTGTTGCAGCGGACTACGAGCGTACCAGAGCCGAGTTCGAGTATCTCGTTGAGGACTTTGCCAAGCTGGGCGTGCTTAAAGAGTCCAGTAAGAGAGTAGATCCCGGCAGGATAGTACTTGCAGACGGCACCAGGATAGAGACGAAATCAGCTAAAGACCCCAGGACTCTGGCTATGCGTGCCCCGGACGGTATTATCGGGTGCGAGGCGAGCCAGTTAGACCTTGAGACGTTCTTCAGACTGCGTGGAAGGTGTGCACCCAAGCGTGGATGGCTGTTTTTAGCAGGGACTTTTGAGGGCAGCCTAGGGTGGTATCCCCAGATGCATGTCGCATGGCAGATTCCGGGAGATGACGAACAGAGTTTTTCCCTTCCGAGCTATACAAACGAGCATCTATACCCCGGCGGCAGAGAAGACCCTGAGATATTAAAGCTTGAAAGAGAAGCTTCAGACGATTTCTTTATGGAAAGGATAGAAGGCATACCTTCTCCACCTAAAGGACTGGTGTTTCCTGAGTTCAGAGCTGATATGCATGTCTCAGATATAGAATACATCGAAGATACTCCTGTACACCTATGGATGGATCCCGGTTATGCCGGTGCTTATGCCGTAGAAGCCATACAGATAATAGATGACAAGGTTGTAGTCATAGACGAGGTCTATGAACGAGGCCTTGTTACCGAAGAAGTGATAGATGTATGTAAATCACGCCCCTGGTGGAAGGATGTACAGTTCGGAGTCATAGACGTTGCAGGCTATCAGCATCAGGCGATGGCCGCACCTGCAGAGATATGGATGAAAGAGACAGGATTGTACCTTTCTTCAGAAAAAGTTAAAATAAATGACGGAACCGAGCGTTTAAAATCGTTTTTAAAGCCGGATCCACTGTCAAGAGAGCCGAATATCTTAATAAATAACAGATGTTTGGGACTTTTAAGTGAATTTGGTGCAGCTCCGTCACCTTTTGACGGACAAACCAGAACTTATAGGTGGAAAACAGACAGAGAAGGCAATATTGTGGGGGAAACTCCGGAGGATAAACATAATCACGGTATAAAAGCACTGATTTATGGACTTGTCGAAAGATATGGCTACGGTTATATTGAGGGCAGGGACAGAATCAAAGTCAAAAGGTGGAAGTAATGGCTAAAAGAAAACCTACAGAGATAATCAACCTTGTAGAAGACCACCACGATTCAACCTACCCCATGCGGGACAGGATGGATAAAGATCATCGGCTGTATAGACTCGAACCCTACGATGCAGGTGACGGTTATCAGTCCTATACCAGTAACGAGCCGCAGGTATTTGCAGAGAAGATAATAACCTTCTTAACCGCAGCAGAACTTATTATAAGAATCCCTGCAGGCGGTAATGAACGTGACCAAAGAGATATAAATAACGATAAAGAACGATTTCTTATAGGTGCTTTAAAGGCAGCAGACGATAATCTATGTATGCGTATGACTCCAAGAGTACGTGATCAGCTTGCATGGTATACCACTATTAGAGGATGGTATGCAGGTAGAGTTCTTTTGGTTAAAGAGAAAGATGAGTCTACAACTATAGATATAACACCGTGGGATCCACTTAATACCTATTGGGGAGAGTCCTCTACAGGTCTTACTTGGGCTTGCTATAAGATTAAAAAGACTTCTACTGAGATAAAAGAACAGTACGGTATAAAGATAGATACTACCATGCATGGAGTAGATTCAGGCGTGGATGTATATGATTTCTACGATAGGGAAGATAACTATGTGGTTATGGATGATAAAGTCCTTAAAAAAAGAACCAAGCATGGTCATGACGGAGTACCTGTATTTCTAGGAATGGTAGGTGCAAATCCCCTCATACAGTCTGATGTGATAGGAAGTGAAGCCGTAGCAGATGTGGGAGAAAGTATATTCAGGGCTAATAGAGATAACTATGAGAATAATAACTTCATGCTTTCCACTATGCTGGAACTTACAGCCAGAAGTAGAAAGCAGGGGCTTAAAGTAAAATCCAGAGATGGAATGAAAACCCTTGATGAAGACCCATATAAGGAAGGAACAGAGATATCTTTGGCTCAGGGAGAAGAAGTAGAACCTTTAGGTATGCTTGAGATGTCCAAGGAGTCAGGAGCATTTATGGGACAGCTAAGTGGAGAGATTCAAAGAGGAGCCTTACCTTATTCGATATACGGTCAGCTTGACTTTCAGCTATCAGGATATGCAATCAATACACTTAGGCAGGGAGTAGAATCAGTTCTTTCTCCTAGAATAGATGCACTGGAAAAAGCATATAGAAGTATATTCCTGATGCTGTCTGAACAGTACGCATCAGGTAGCTTTGAAGCCGTAGAAGTAAGCGGCATGGGTAAAGACAGAACATATTTTTCACAGGAGATTACTCCTGATATAGTTAAACGTGGTGGAGATCCTGAAGTGAAGATGGTATCTCAATTACCACAGGACGATATGTCCAAGTATAGTCAGGCTCAGATAGCCAGAGAAGGAGAAACTCCACTATTACCTGATATATTTATCAGAGATACAATACTCGGTATGCAGGATGCAGACCAGATAGAGGATACTTTAAAAGAGCAGGCTGCAGAGAGAGCTTTGCCGGAAGCACAGCTCTGGACTATACTTCAGAGTCTTGAAAATCGTGGCAGACCTGATCTTGCCAGATTTTATTTTGGTGAACTTCTAAAGATAGTAAATGAAAAACAAATGCAAATGCAGCAGCAACAGATGCAAATGCAACAGGCTATGATGCCACCACCACCGCCACAGCCACCAATGGGGCCTCCGGGTATGATGCCTCCGGGTATGATGCCACAGGGAGTACCGCCAGAGATGATGATGGCTCCGCAAGGTGGGCCGGGATTACCGCCACAGGTAATGCCTAATGCTGCTATGGGCGTTCCACCGCCTACACCTACACCACCGATGGGGCCGATGGTTCCACCGGGTACGCCAAGACCGGGAGCATTATCAGAAGGGGAAAGATTAGCACGTATGGGCCTTATCGGCCCGGGAGGATAGCGTGGCTACGCCAGATTCCAGAAGACAGAAAGTACAGAGCCTTATACAAGAACTTCAGGTTCAAGCCCAACCGGGCGAACAGGTTGTAAGCGATGAAGACTATATCAAGTGGCTCGATTATATATACAGAAGATATGTAGAGGCATCTGGATATAAGTCAGGAATAAAAGGTGCAGTATCGTCTTTGATAGGACAGGCTGATTATGACGAAGACCTACACAAACAATTTGCATTTGCAATGATGGGCTCTATAGGTAACGACCCTGCTGAACTACGTGTTCGTGAATGGGTTGGCAATAGGTTTGGAGAAGAAGTATTTACAGATTATGGTCAACCAGCTCCTGTATCTCAGGTAGGTATGCCGCCTCAAGAAATAGAGCTTCAGGATTATGGAGATACATTTACTGCAAAGAATATAAAGATGACAGATCTTCCTGATATGTCTCAAAGAATAGATGCAAAGGCTAGTGCTGATTTTTCTACTTATAATGCAGGTAAGAATATGATGGTAGATTACTGGAAAGATAAAAGTTCTTGGTATAGAACACGTGGTGCTTATGCAAAAAAAACAACAGATAGAGAATTAACAAGGCTTAGTAACCAGTACGATATAGAAAAGACTATAGGTTCATATAATAAACCATATATAAATTACTTACAGGATTATTCTAAAGGAACGGTAAAACCATGGAATGATGCTATGTGGGGTGCAGCCCTTGATTCTATATCTAAAAACCCAGGATTTAAGAATATGATAAATGCAGATCCTGACATAGTACAGCAGTTAAGCCAGATGGGTATAGAACAAAATGTTCCTATACAGGAATTAAAAGACAATTTAAATTTGGCAAATTCGATTATAAGTGATTATAATGATGTTGTCGGATGGATAGTAGGAAAAGAAAGTGGAGGATGGGGTATAAGTAGACAAAATAGAGCTTATGAAAATCAATTAAGAAACAATGTAAATAGTTTTCTAATAGAAAATATGGGGCAGGATATGAATATGCTTTCCGGCCCTAACGCAGTACCGGGAACAAGTGCAGTAATAGGAAGAAAACTCTTTAACGAGTGGAAG